AGCAGTTCCACACTCTTGGCAAAACTTGCTGGTAGCTTTATTCTGCTTGCCGCAGGTCACGCACTTTGGTTTATGCTTGACTGTGATTGGTTCAGGCATAGTGCCACCAAACAGTTTGAACACCATGCTATGTTTAGTAGATTCCAAAAGACCAACATGAGTAGTTTGGAAACTCTGTGTGCTCTTTGAACCAGGAACAGTGATACCTACATCGTTGGTAGCAGCATAGTTGACCGCAGAGCAAGTTACTGAGCCCGCTGGTGCTGCCCAATCTGCTGTAGAGTTACTAACGCCTGACATTTTGGAACCACGCAGGATACCGCCTTGTGGATAAATTGTAGATCCGCTAGCTGAGATCCAAGGTGTGTTATATACTGGACGAGGTTGCTCGAATTGGAATTCGATCCTTACCAGTCCGTCTTCAATTCCGATTCCCCTGTGCTTTTCCACAGCCCCTGTGCGTTCGATAAACTTGAATCGATTGCCTTCTGTGAGGTTGCCGTTCTTGATGCTTCGTTCGAGGTCGACTTCTCGTCCAGCATCCAATACAAGCCCCCCAGGAACCATATCGTTGCCATCGATATAAACATTAACGACAGCACGGGTCGTATTAAGATTTTTAAGTAGTATTGTGTATTCACTGCCGAATGGAATATGAACTGTGTCCTTGAATTCTCTTAGGACTTTGCCGTTTACTTTGATTGCCGCGGCGAGCTTTGATTGATACATCATGTTTTCTCCTTTTACGGTCTACACTCTAAAGACCTATCATTTAAAGAGTGTTGGGTGTGGGACCTTCCCACGCATCTATTTATAGATACTGTTCTATAAACGGATCTTCGTTTGGGAAATAATGCACATCATACATTATTCCGCCAACATTATATTCAGCACACCAGCTATGTTGATTGTTAGTCTCTCTAACTGGTTCTGTCATTTGCAGCATTAACCAAACTTGATCGTGTTCAGCGCCTTCTAGCCTACGTCTAGGAGGTCCCATGATCTTACGAACAAATGCTTCTGCTTCTTCTGTGGTTTTAAACTGCATGTAAATCCTTTGGTGCGCTCGACGGGAATCGAACCCGCCAACCAGAGATTTAGAGTCTCCTAACCGACCGCCAGTAACCGAGCGCATTAAACGTATTTAAACATCTTTTTTTGTAGCTGTCAATAGTTTAGAATGCAAAATCATGTTTTCAGTTATTAATTTGGTAATCACAGCCAATAGTATTAGACGATCACCGTCACCGATTACTTCTTTATCAAATTGTTCTAATATACTGGTTCCGATCATTTTCATTGCTTGCTCTTGTCCTTCTTTGAACACACCCCAATCGATAGGGTCGCCCTCTTCGTGGGCGAATGCAATGTCCATTAACTCGTCTAAGGTTATTTTAGCCATCCGATTTTTTTACCTTCTGTTTTTCTACGATCATGTTCTTCAACGCTGTTAGGATAACGACAAGCCCAAACAGCCACAAGGGCCATAAAGATAGCAGTTGAGATAATTCCAATTGGTTTAACTCCTCCAGTATACATTAATACAAGACTTAGACTCATCATAAAAAACATCAGATAGCGCATCTTTTGTGGGAACACACGCTTTTCATTCCAGTTGGTTAGGAATGGTCCAAAGATCTTATGATTGTAAATCCAGCGATGCATACGTTCGCTGCCTTTCGAGAAACAGTATGCAGCAAATACTACGAACGGGCTGTATGGTATACCCGGAGTTACCACTCCAATATAAGCCATCCCTAGGCTTAGAAAACCTAATATGTTCCAAAATAATTTTTTCATTATACGACCTTGATGTTTGTGCTGCCGGCTGCACCACTAAATGTTACAGGTTTGTCATATGCGGCAGGAACAGTCCATGCACGACTAACTGATACGATCGGCATACCTCCTGCTCTAAATCCAACTTCGTTTAGATTATCTGCCTGATTGCCGCCTGCGATTAAGACACTACCATTTGATGGATTGTATCCTCTAAAGAATCCTATGTGTCCGCCACCTTGTCTACTGAATACAACAATATCATTCAGTCTCCACTTGGATCTATCTCCTAACGGAACTGAGGTTCCAAATCCTCTATATGCTAGACTACTTAAAGTTTTTAGACTGGCTACTCCTGACGATTTTAAAACAGACCCTGCAAAGGCAGCACACCACGGAGTTTGATCATCACGTAGATTAAAACCAACAGCTTTATAACAACCAATTATACAAGGATTTTTTCCGTTTTCTTTCCATTTACCTGCTCTAGCTTCTGCTAGTGCAGAATCAATATTTTTTGCCAACACAGCAAATATAGCACTTGGATCTGCTTTTGTATCTAACTTAACAGGAAAACCGCCAGCTGAAGAATAGGCTCCAGCAGCATCTGGCGCAACTTTTTCTAGTGGTCCTTCTTGTGGCACTTCGCCTACTCCGGATAGCCCTACTTCTTCTTCAGCAGCTGAACTGGCAGCAGCACCAGATGTCGCTACAGCCTCGGACTGATCTAAAGAAAGATCTACGGTGACCGCTTCTGGACTACCAATCGCTGGACTTTGTCCGGGTTCTTCCCATAGCGCAATTAATTTTTTATTGGCATATACATTCGTTGCATGCCAAACATCTAGAATCGATGGTCCTGAACCGGTCTGATAGGGCATTGTTCTCTCCTTAAGCTAATGCTATTCCTGTAGTAGTTTGAATAAACTGATCAGCAAATTGTTTATCAGTAGCTTCTGCTACAGTTACAGTTGACTTGGCTAACTTGATCGCTTTGTCGGGACTGACCGTAAACAAATATGGCATTAGTCCTGGACCTTTTTGCCCCATACCAATGACCATTGGATTTTTTAGTTTATAGTAAACTGGTCCGTCTTCTTCTAATTTAGCGACAAGTTCTTCGCCGCTTGTTAGTTTAAGGGTAATTACTTCGCCCTCTGTTACGCCTTTGTCAATTAACATTTCTTTCCTCTTCAAAATACTTTTTAAGTTCTGTAAAGCCGCCGATCAATTTACCATCTAAAAATATCTGCGGCACTGTTCTTGCTGTTGGAACTGCTTCCAATAGATCTTCTTTGGTGAATCCGTCACCAACTTTCTTTTCTTCAAATTGAATTCCTTTTTGAGTCAAGAGTGCTTTTGCTTGATCGCAAAAAGGGCAATGATACTTACTCCAAACAATAGCTTTCATTTGTTTCCTTTTTAACCTGTGAATACGACAGCACCGTTTTTATCTGTAACCCTAACCATCAGCATACCTTTGTTTTTATAACTCAATGCTGCTGCCATAGCAGATTCTTCATTACCATAGTGTCCAATGGTAGTCCAAGATTCGTAGGGCGAGTGTCGTTTGAATTGTGCTTTAAACATAATCTTTATTATATAGCCGGTAACTCGTCATAGTCAAGATTGTCGCTCATCACACCAATAACGTAATTGGTAGATTCATTTTCTTGAAGTGCAGTTTGTTTTTTATGTGTATCGCTGTGCTTGTTGAACCAAGGAATCGGAGTTGTTTTTGGAGCAGGATGCCCGTATTTGATTCCGATGTCTTTTAGAGCAGTAGCGGCTGTATAGTCTACAAAATCTTTTAAAATATTTGAATTCAGACCAATCACTGTTCCTTTCTTGAACAGATAGTCAGCCCATTCTTTTTCTTCACGGATCACATCCATATACATTTGATATACTTCTGCTTCACATTCTTCTTTGGCCTTGGCGAATCTAGGATCTTCCTTTACCACTTGATTAATGATCCAAGCAGTCCAACCTTTGTGTAGAAGTTCGTCTTGTAGAATCAAACTGATGATGTTGCCGTTGCCAATAAAGATCTTGTTCTCTACCATTGCTAGGCTTGTGGCAAACGACACCATGAAGCGGAATGCTTCTAGACCATAACTGGCATTTAATGCTAACCAGATAGCTTTGATATGCTCTTGTTCAGCAAACTTTTCACCTAGTTCTTTACGACAGTTAATCATATGTAATCGTTCATATTGAATACCGATACTAGATGCCATTTCTACGATTTCTTTGGTCTCGTGAATTGTATTGAATACTTCTTTAGGCACGTTGTA